CACAGGGGCTTTAAGCAATACAGTGTTACCAAATATTAGAATGATAACCAATTCTAGTGAAAGCAATACAGAGTTAAATAGCGATATTAATATTACAGACGACACATTTTATGGCGACGTTGCTGAATATAATTTTTTAGAATTAAAAGAAAAAGTTTTAGGTGAAGTTAGACATAGATTTAACACCAAAAATAGAATATCTACTAGTACTCTATTAAATGATACGGATTTTAATGATACTAAGGTAGATTTAGGTATTAGGTATGAGGGATATTTATATAAGCCACACCATAAGATTAAAATAAGAGATTTCTCTAGTTATGTGGAGCAAGGAAATTCAAACACTCTTAATATGCCCAATTATAAAGCTCCTCTTGATGGTGGTAGATATTTATGGCGAGATTTATTGGATATAGGAACCAATGACGCCAAAGAAAGTACGGTAGATTATCCATTTTTAAATGGGGCACATTACATAAATAGTGAAATATTGTTTAAGGTGAGAAGACAAGACCCATTTGGATTATATGGGTTACAATACACAGGTTTCCCAGCTGATAGGCCAGGAAATATGATAGATGATAATATAATAATAAAAGAATCACAAGATGTCTGTTAATAAGATTAAATTAAATATCAACAATTTACCCAATGATGGGTATGTAAAACTACCAATTCAGTTAGAATCAACTAGATTAGGGCAGTTTGAAGATGTTACAGATAAATTTATTGATGTGGAAGTGGAAAAATCTATCAACCCTATTATTGATTATGAAAAATCTAGGTTTACTCCAATAGATGCAAGCTATGATAGCTTAAATGACGTTACAATTAGTTTAGATTTTTTAAATAGTGATAAATCAGCAATAATTTCAAATACAAAGTATAGCGATATAGGATTTATTGATAGTGATATCAAATATAGAAAAGCTAGATTTTTAAATAGTTTTCTTAGATTGAGTTTCTATGACAATGATGTAACAACCAATCAGAACTTGATTTCATTTGTGACTATATTTAGCCGAATAACCAAACATGAAATAGTACCTTTATTGGATTCAGAAGGAAATCCAAATGATGGTGGTGGGTTACCCATCCCTGTAACTGAATTTCCAGTTAGATTTATATTAACCAATCCAGTAATAAATAGAGATGGATTTTCTGAGGGTTATTATCTATATCACTATAAATCTGATAATTTTGATAATAAATTATATGCTGACGACCAAATAAATGTGGTGCCAAAATATTTATATATGAGGGCTGAGTTTAATAACGCTGCCACTGGAACGGTAACAAGGATGATAACTACCAGTGAAAAATTAAAAATTAATGATTTGATGAATTATCTACATGTTAGATATGAGTTAATCAGGACCAAAAATGGTTTTTTCTATAAATTAGATGAAACCTATAATAGTGCAACCAACATAACAATAGGTAGTTCATCTGCGACCTTGAAATTATATGAAATACAAGTTGAATAATGGAAGTCATTAGAAGAACTATAAATATTAACAATGTTTCTGGAGACCACATATATTTTAAGGTTAATATAACCCAAAAAATAAAGAATGGTGGTCTTTTGACGGATATGAATCCCCTAAAGTTAATTAATATGGATGGTTCACCCGATTTAGAATTTGTTAGAAATTTAGTTGATGAAGATTTTTACGCCGAAGGAGGTAAAATAACATATGCTAGTGATTCTAAAGTTTATAAGGTAAGAGGTTATCTTAGCGGCCAAACGTATGTGGAAAATTTTGATATTAAAAAAGAAAATTGTGTAGATTATCAAAAAAACTCATATGTTGGGGTAGATAGAGTTTTAAGTATCAATGATGATGAAATTAAGTATACCATTGGAGCTAAAAGAGATTCCAATATAGGAACTTCAGGCCAAACGATAGGTATAACATATACAGATTACCCAACTGAAGGTATTGACCTTCCATCTGAATTATCTCCAGCCACAACTACAACCAAAGTTGAATATAAGTCTGAAGGGTGGAATGAAACTAATAGTGCGATGGACCCACAAATACAAGAAGATTATTTAATTGGAATAATTAGTGAGCCAGAAGTTAAAAGTGATGTATTTATTGATAGAGGGGTTACAAACGTGTTAGATGGTCATTTAAGGCTATCTGAGATAGAAAATTTAGACCATTTAGTGAGATATGGAAATGGTTATTATAAAATTAATAGAAATTAAAGAATAATAATAAAAAAAATTATAAATTATGAGTGTGGGAAATTACGGAACAATAAGACCAGCCGATGTTTCATTAGATGATATAGAGGTGTTTTTACACTTCACCAAATCTAGAAATGAAATAGGTGATACTGAATTAACCAAATTAACAACTAGTGAGGTTTTATCAGAAATGAGTAACCCAAATAACACTTCAACAATTGAAATTTTTGGGGGAATGTATACTCTTAAATTACCTAGTACTATTTTCGATAAAAAGGGGTTTTACACTATAATGATAAAACCTATTGAAATTAGGACTAAAATAGTTGATACTGGAGTTTTGGCGGCAAAATCAGATGTTAGAGGATTGGTGTTCGACACCGCATCTCTAAGTCTGGAAAGTCAATTTAGTGATAGATTTCAAAATGATGGGTTGGTAGGATATAGAATTGAATACTTATCTACCGATAGTAGCAATTCTGGGGCCAAAATTAGAAACTTTTTTAGGGTAATAACATCCAACAATAGAGTTGACGTAGCTCAACAAAATGTAAATAATACAAATCAGAAAGCTGTAAGATATAATTTTAATGATAATTCTACTTTGGTTTATACAACAGTAACACCAAGTTCGGCGTCAAATGTTAAACCAAATTCAACACCATATATTGGCGAATCTGGCCAAGATGTCATTTTAACCAATACATTCTTTAATCCAATTATGCTGGAAATAGAAATGGCAGAACATGACTTTGATACATTATCTTATGCGTTATATGGCCCACAAACCAAATCATTGGAAGATGGTATCTATACTATCTATACATTTGATAAAGAAATTTATAAACAATACAATTTATTTGAAATAAAAGATGAATTTTCAGGTAAGCCATTGTTTGAGGTTAGAGAGCCTAAAACGAACATTGATAATACTAAACAATTTGATGATATAAGCAACGTATAATGGCTAATAAGGTTAAAGTAATAGGGTACGCAAAGAAAGAGTTTTATACCGATGGAATAGAATATAGAAATTTTTCACCAGATTTGGTAGGTAATCAACTTACTAGTGATGGTGGTACGCCATTATTTACTGCTGGTAATTTTAGTGTTACAACGAATTTGGATGGTAAAGTAACCAAAAATTTTGTTACAAATGAATTTACAGATTTTAAAACGTTAGAAGATTTAGAAACCTCAATTTCGATAGATTCTACATTTTATGAAGAATCAAAAAAGATAAGGTTAAATCTGGATAAGACAGATGTATTAAATCACGCCCTTTTTGGGTCCTTGATGGAATATATTAGAGTTTCTTTGGAAGAAATCATAATAAATTGGCCAGCATCATTATATGTAACACCAAACAACCCAGTAGACCCATCTTTAAGCGGCGCTACGGCACTTAATTATGTTTTTGACCCATCTACTAATAATGCAACCTTTGAGGTTAGTACAGACAATTTAACTAACTTGTTTAATATTAATTTTAAAGATGATGGTACTGTAGCGGGGACTTACAATGAAACCAACGATATAAGAAACCTAGGTTTAAGTTATCAAAGCTATGTAATATCAAATGAGCATGGGGATTTTCCTATTTTAGAATTTACTGGAGCCACAGGTTCAACCAATTCTACATTAACGTTTGTTACAGAAGGTAATGCTTTTCCTTATTACATAGTACAAAGTGATTTGGTTTATCATATAAGGCCTAGCAATCAAAAAATAGAAGAATTTTTCATTGGGTTAAATGACTTTGAAAGCAATTTATTAAATAGATTTACAACCCCTAAATATACCGCAAATCTGAAGGTATATACTGAAACGGATTCTGGAGCAATTATAGAAGTGAATAAGAAGCTTACATGGCCAACATCGGATGGGTATAATATTGATTTCAACACGAGAGATTATTTAGAGTATGTTAATAAATTAATTAGTATTGCTGATGATAATGACGAAACCAAATCAAATCTAATGGTTAGATTTTTGGTTTCAACATCTATATCTGAATTTGATACGCTACCAGACATTGATGGGACATATGAAGAGGGAAATGGTCAGAAAATGAATAGCGCCCTTAAGATTTATGGTAGAGAATTTGACGAAATTAAAAGATTTTCAGATGGGATTGCATTTGCACATGTTGTTACATATAATAAGAAAAATAACACACCAGATGCTACCCTTAAGAATTTAGCTAGGATATTAGGTTGGGAATTAACCTCATCATTATCTGAAATTGACTTGGTTGATAATTATTTAACTCCTAGGGATAATAAATATGGTGGTTATTCTGTAGGAATTACTGATTCAGAAGCTGAAGTTGAATTATGGAGAAGATTGATATTAAACACACCGTGGCTATGGAAGTCTAAAGGTACTAGAAAAGCCATAGAATTTTTATTTAAGTTTATAGGGACACCAGATGGATTGGTTACATTCAATGAATACATTTATGTGGCTAAACAAGCGTTGGATAGTGAAAATATTCAAAATTTGATGACCATATTTAACGATACAACAGACATTACTGGGTTAAATGTAGATTCTAGTGGTTATCCAAGGACATTACCCAATACTCCAGACATGTATTTTCAAAAAGCTGGATTATGGTATAGGACAACTGGTGGTGCGTTGCCTGATAT